ATAGAATCTTTTCTATTCTTCTTATTGCATGTATTTGTAAATATGTTATTACTGTGCACATGGAACAGGTTTTAGGAAAAGCAAGACTACTAAATCAGCGCGAACTGGCAGCCTCCCTCCGGGTCAGTAAGCATACTGTAATAGCTTGGACAAAAGAAGGTTGCCCGTGTGTTTACTATGGAATCAAATGCTCTCCTGGGCGTGGTTCCCGTCCCCGTTACGACCTTGAAAAAGTGAAAGCCTGGCTGGAAGAACGGAGCAAAAAAAGAACTTCCGTGGCTTGAGCAAGCCACCTGTGGACATGCGGCCCATGTCGAAAACAACGAAGGCCACCTGCGCCAACAGATGACCTTCAATAACGGGCATAAGCCCAACTAACAAACAAGACAATGAGTACTATACAATGTACGAAAGCGCAAGCTGATTACGCCAACATGACGGGGAACGGCATTAAGCTGTTCCAGAACTCCGATCTGAATTGCACGATTGAAGTCATCGAAAGAAATGGTGAACCTTGGATCTTTGCCAAAGAAGTATGTGAAGCTCTCGGTTACTCGAATATTTCGAAAGCTCTATTGAATGTAAGAGAAAAGTGGAAGGGTATAACCAGCAGGGATACCCTTAAAGGAAAGCAATCAGTTTCAATTATCAATGAAGCTGGCTTGTTCGCTCTTGTGATGAAATCCAAGATGCCGAAAGCGGTCGAGTTCCAGGATTGGGTGTGTGAAGAAGTTCTCCCCTCCATCCGGAAGCACGGCCTGTACGCCACCGGGGAGAAGCTGGAAGAGATGCTTTCCGATCCGGACACCATGATTCTGACGCTTCAGGCATTGAAAGCTGAACGGGAGAAGAGAAAAGCTCTTGAAGCAAAAGCTGCGGAAGATGCTCCCTATGCACATTTCGGACGATGCGTGGAAGTTTCCGAGGGCTGCATCCTGATTGGAGAGTTTGCCAAGATTCTTGCTCAGAATGGAATGGAGACAGGACAGAACCGTTTGTTTGAGTATCTACGCAATGAAGGTATTATGGGGAGGCACGGCAATCGTCACAATGTTCCGGCCCAAGAGTATATTGAAGCTGGGTATTTCCGTCTCACTTACCGAGTCATTCAGCGTTCCGACGGTTCACAACAGTCTAAACCGACACCGTATTTGACGCCCCGCGGTCAAATATGGTTGATGAAACGTTTGGGATTAACCCTTGAGAATATACCTGCTGCCTAAGATTTTACATCTGGTGCGTGTATTGGAATTTGGAGCAACCAGAAAAATTCCCCCGTTTCCTTTTGGAAACGGGGGCTTATCCTGAGTTCTGCTGCCTCAATCTAAATCCAAGTTATGAAGATAACAACCCAACATCACCTCAGAATCCTCAATGAGGATTATTCTCCCGCGTCTTCCAGCGCAGCACTACGGATGAACTCCTCAATAGTTTGCCCGCTGATTTGTGCGGCCTTGGAAATGAGTTTTAAATCATCTTCCGAAAGAGGAACCGCTACCGCTGCAACACCATTCAATATAGGGACAGAGGATGCTGTCCTGGCCGCTTCTTCTCCTTGCCTATTCATTTCTTTCCGGATCAGCTCAAGCTTGGCCGGAGGAATTATGCCTTTAGATCGAAACCAATCATCCACGGACGCCTTTTTAACAAAGCATTTCTGAGCCAACCATTCACGGCTTTTTTTATTTTTCTTTAGCCAAGATTTGATGAGTTCCTTTTCATTCTCCATGAGGAGAGTATGAGGAAAAATCCTCATTATGCAAGTAAAATATTTGATGCTTTTCCGCAAAAATAGATTGACTAGTGATGAAAAGTCCTCAATATAGAAATATGAACGCGACAGAAAAACACGAAGAACGGATTTCCCTTCCCGCATCGGTCCTCCTCTTAGAGGAGGGAATCGCCCGGGGATTGGGAATAACGATAGGAGAACGCATGAGAGCCTTGGCAATAGCGAAAGCTCAAAGAGTGCTCACCTCGAAAAAGAACTCCGAACCCAAGAAGCCGGCGGCATGAATATGAACGAACACATTCAATACCTGGCAGATCATGCGGCATTTCTTTGCAGCTTGAGCCGTCTGTCCAACCAGACTGATGAGATGAAAAAACTCATGAAGAGCAGCGCAGAAGCCGCACTCAAGGCAGCCGGAACCATCCTGTCCATGATGGAGGATGAAGAAAGGAAGTCCAGCAACCTCGAACCCAAGAAGCCGGAAGCATGAACTCACCTCTCACTCAAAAGCCCTCTATCAAAGAGGAAGCGTCTTCCACTCGTAGTAATACGACAGCGGTAGATGCCAGCAGGGTTGTAGCCTCCAGAGATCAAGTCGGATTTTACGGCTTTGGCAATAACGATATCCGTGAATTCCGTGTTCCAGTTGAGGCTTTGCGCAACTTCCGATTTACTCCACGGTTCATGATTCAGAGCAAAAAGGAGGAGCTTCTCCTGCGCCTCTCCGAGCTGTTTTTCTTTCTGCGTCGCCTGGAGTTGTGTCTTGTTGATCTCTGCTTGAAGGATTCTGTTGACCTGAAGAAGCTTTCTGTTCTGGCGGATGATGTTACGGAACTCAAGGGTGTGGCGCGGGAAGCACTGGCTTATTTTCATGAAGCGGCGCAGTCGATTGAACCTCCTTTTCAACCAAGCGGCAATGATTTTTCTGAATCGGTAGATAAGAGCCAAGACGACTGTGGAAGCAACTGTGATGCAGATTCCTTCAATGATGTTGGACCAACTAATTCCTCCGAACATGGAGGAGAATGTATCTGATAATCCTAAATCTTTCAAACCTAACAATGATGATGAATACAAATACTGAATTACCGAAGAACGCTCGGATGTTGACCAAGGAAGAAGCAGATGACTGGGACAAGATCTGTTCCGATTTCGAACTCATTTTCCTCGAAGTAGATGGAGAAATACGCGAGTTTGAAAGAATAAGTTCCTGTCCTTCCCCTGTTCTGGGGAAAGGTTTCCTGGTATTGGCTGTCTCTTGCCCTGAATGGGGGAAAGAGAAACTAATGATTGTTGCCAGATGTAAAGAAGGAAAGGAGGTAGTTTGAATGAATAACGCGGAATCTGGCATTCGCGTTAGGGATGGAGAGGATGTAATCATAAGTCCCGTCGGAGCGCTTCTTAATCAGCGCAATGTAATCCACATTCACGATATGGGGACGACCAGAAGAATCTTCTATTGTGATGAATTTAGGCATAACGGAATAGTAGCCTGACAGCTTTCATCTTCAAGAATAATGAGCCGGCATGCGCATGAATTTAGGCAATACGAGCACATTCAAAGCCAAGGCGTTACATTGGCAGGCTCTCCATTTTTATTTAAGTAATAACAATCAATATCAATCACTAACAAATAACCCATGATGAACTGGACTGAATTTATTGTTGTGACGCTGCTTAACCTGGCAGGCTACCTGTCCGCGCTGATGCTTGGTATCAGCCTGGGAGAGAAACACATCATACGCCAGGTGAACAGAACCCTGGAACAGATGAGAAAGGAGCGGGCATGATTATCGAATACGACGACGAAGACCGGTGCATCCGGGTGAATGGCGAATACGTCGCCATCCGGGAAGCGGAGGGCATCAAGGACGAGCTGGAATTAGCGATTGACCAGTGGGAAGTGGATCACGCCCCCCAGTGCGACAACCCCGACGGACATTACGACGACTGAACTATGGAAGAAGATCTGATCGAAGAATTGAAGCTGCTCGGCTGGTACGAGTTTTAACAATGAAAATATTATGACCTACCCTGAATCAGAGTTTTACGACTGCAAGACTTTGGCCCTGATGTACGATTCCGACCGGGATGTGATCAAGCGGACCGTCCATGAGTTGAAGGACAAGGGGCATGTGATCGAGATCCTGTACTGGGGCAAGCAGGGGAAGATGAAGGTGCACGGCAAGCAGTTCCGCCGGGCGTTGCTTCGAGAATATGGAGAAGGAGGAGTGAGCAAATGAATACCTTTTTCAAGTTTTTGGGTGCCTGCTCCTTTGGTCTTTCCGCTGCGTGCCTGTTCTGGCTGGCGGTGGAGCTGGATAACGCCGAGCTGCAGGCCGGCAAGAGCCCGCATTCCGGGTTTTGCCCGGAGTCTCCCACTCCCATGAAAGCTTTTGACGGTTTGGAAAAACCGTCCCGCCCTCACGGTATGAGGAAACAATGAGTTGGCCGGGGTCAGTTGGCCCTGACTCCCGGCCTGTTACAAATGCAACCTACAAAATTACAATAAGTAACGAGTTATGAATACACCAAGTGAAGCCACACGGCAAGAGAAAGTAATGGATCCCTCCAAGTCCACCGAGCTGGCCGTCAGCCTGGACAATCTGGCCCTGGAAGCCCAGCAGGCATTGAGCTGCAAGGGCAGCTTTGAAAAGGCCATCAACATGGGCATTGCCATGAACCGGCTGCGCGACGCCCTGACTCCCCCCATCATGGAATCCATCATGAAGCTGAAAGGCTCCCAGCTCGGCTTCCGCACGGACGAGTGCGCTGCGACACAATACAAAGAAGGCGTGACCTATGGCGTGGATGCGGTCAGGGAATGCCTGATTGTGGCCACCTGCATGGGCCTTTCTCCGGTAGGTAATCAGTGGAATATCCTTGCCGGGCGCACGTATGTGACCAAGGAAGGCATGACCTACCTGCTGAAGAACCTGGACGGCCTGACCAATTTGAAGATGGTTTACCATCCCGCCGAAATCAAAGAGTCTTCCACTTCCGGCATCAGCAAGAGCGGGAAGGAGTACCAGAAGATTGAGCGGGAAGGTTTGGTGAGGGTCGATATGAGCTGGGAGTTCAAGGGAGTCCCGGATTCCGAAACTCTTGAGTTCTGTATCCGTGTAAATAACGGCATGAGCCAGGATGCCATTATTGGCAAGGCCGAGCGGAAGGCCAAGGCATGGCTTTATTCCCACCTGACCGACACGATTATTTCCGACGGCGAAGTGGAAGACGGACGGGAAATGCGGAATGCTACTCCGGAAGCCGGAACGCAGAAGCCGAAGGCCGGCAATCCTCTTGCGGGCGCCGCTGTACCTCCGCCAGTGGCGGCGGCAGCCAGGCAGGAAGAAAAGCCCCTTGAACCGGAAGTGGTTTCTTCGCCCACTCCTACTGATGATTTGAAGCTGGAGCCGGAATCTGCCGTGAGCGTGGCAGACCTGGAAAAACTGCTGCGAGACCACGGCGTGACGATGCCCCAGGTAGTGAATTTCTGCCGGGGCCGGCAGATTTATTACGTGCAGGGAGCCAGCCGGGAAGAGACGTTCCCGCCCAAGACGCTGGAGTGGCTGGTGGCGAATTTCAATCAGGTGGTTGCCTGGGTGGGGGCCTCCGGGAAGTAAGCATGCAGGATAGCAAGGATCTTTAGCTATGAATGTTTTAGATTTATCGGGCTTTGCGACTTTCGGCGAGGCTTGTGGCCGGGTGGATAATCCGCAGGCGTACCACGATTCCAAGAAGGGGATTCCTCACTGTGTCTCCAAGTCCATGCTGACGGATTTCGCCCGGAATCCCTATAAATGGAAGTATCGGCAGGATGAAGGGATTGAGAAGGTTTCCCAGGGGTTCCGGTTTGGTTCCCTGGTGGATTGTCTGGCCCTGACGCCGGATCAGTTCCAGAGTCAGTATCTCGTGGAAGAGTGGCTGCCGGGGGTGAATAAGAACGGCTCCGTGTCCAAGACGAAGCAGGACGACGGGCAAGCAGCCCGCTGGGCGGCGTTTGCCGACCGTGGGGGAGCCGTGCTGACGCCGGAGGAGTACGCCGAAGCGCAGAAGGCCGTGGGGATTTTCAATAATTACCTGCGCACCGAACACGGACTGGTGCTGGGGGATTCGTTTGATTCCCAGGTGGCGATGTACAAGATGCTGCTCATTGAGTACGCACCGGACAAGCCTCCGGTTCCGATTACGATTACGGGGATGATCGACATTCTTCCTCACGATGAAGAGATGCCGATTATTGATATGAAGACGACTTCCACGCCCGTGGAGGATCCCGGCCTGATTGACCGGGATATGGCCCGCTACGGGTACGGCTGGCAGGCTGCCTTGTATTGCGATTTGTATGAGGCGATTTTCGGGATACGCCGGAATTTCATGTTTGTGTTCATGGAGTCGGCAGCTCCTTACTGCATTTCCGAGGTGCGGATGGATCAGGAGGCCCTGGAGCATTACCGGGGGCAGTATATGGCCGCCCTGCGCCAGTACGCCGAGTGCGTGGCGACGGGGATTTATCCGGGAGCTGTGGCCTTGCCGCGGTATTTCCGCATTCCGCGCTGGGAACTTAAAAAGGGATGGGAAGGAGGTGCGGCATGATGACCACGCTGACCATTACTTTGCCCCACACGCCGCGCTGCCTGTCTCCGAATGCGAAGGCCCCTCTCACGCAGAGGGGGGCCATTGTGGCCGGTTATAAGAAGACGGCTGCCAAGAGCCGCGCCCGGAATATAGCCTGGGGCAGGACTTGTGAAGCCCTGAATGGCCGGAGGATGCAACCGACGCATTACCGGGTGGTCTGGTTTTACAAGGGTAATAAGCCGGATGCGGATAATTGCCTGGCACGTTGCAAGGCGTATCTGGACGGGGCCTGCAAGGCTATGGGCATCGACGACCGGACGCTGGACTGCGCCGGGATTGACCGCGTGCATGACCTGGCCCACGCCGGCAAGGTGGAAATCGTGTTTGAAAGGAGGGACGATGAAAACGCCTAAATGCCCGCTGTGCGGCACACCTTTGAAAGCCATACGAGGATATGATGTCCATGGGATAACAACCGATTGGGTTGCTGGTTGCTACAACTGCTTCTTCCAGAGTTCCCATTTTTGGAAAACCAAGAAGGCATGTATTGAAGATATGGATAGGCTTGTTTCTTTGTTTCCTCCCATCATGAGGGTTTGGCCGGGGGACAAGTTGCAAGTAGAGGATGGAAGCATTTGTGAAGTGATAAACGTTAATAAAAATCTAGCAATGATGGACGTGAGGAGAGGTGAAGGAAGACCGGTATTCACGATTGCAGATACTCATGTCATTAGATGGCCTTGGGAACTCGAACAGGAGGGAGGGACGGAGCAATGATTAACATCCTCTTATCCGTCAGGCGGCCTTTCTCCGGGAAAATTCTGTCCGGGGAAAAGAGATGGGAGTTGCGTAAAAACGCACCCCGCATCCCCCGCGGAGAACACGTCACACTGTGGCTCTATGAATCCGGCCAGTACGGGACACGGGGCATCATCGGCAAGTGCCGTTTAGTTGTCACTGCTGGACTTCGACCATATCCCCCAAAGGGAATTTTAGAATGGACCATGAAGCAAGCTTGCGTGACGGAAGAGCACCTGCGGAATTACCTGCCTTGCTATGTCTGGGGCGTCCAGGACCCCGTGAGGATTTCCACAGTGCCGCTCTCTGACATCGGCATGACCCGTCCGCCGCAGAGCTGGCAGTATATCACGGACGAGCAAGCGGACATCTTAGAAAGGAGGCTCGCATGAAATACCTCTTTGACCTGCCACCCCGTGACCTTGCACGGAAACCCTACGCCGTGGGATTGCCCCCGGAGGTGGATGCTTGGGCTAAGGCCAACAAGCACCGTATCGGAACGTATCGATCTTGGTGCAGGCCGCAATATTCCGTTTTTATCGGGAATGTCGATATGCTCCAAGAATTGTGCAACCTGTATGATGACTATGGGTTTATTGCCTACGGCAACACCAAGGGCACTGCCGTTCAGCATCTTTACAACAATCTCCAAATGCGAAAAGCCACGGTGGAAGATGCCTTGCGTTTCCTGCTGGGCTATTTGCAAGACCCGCAAGAGGCCAAGAAATACGCCGCGGCTTTTGGCGTGGATATGGCGGCGGACGGAAAGGAGGCAGTGTTATGAAAGCCATTCTTGACGCCTGCTGCGGCTCCCGCATGTTCTGGTTTGACCGCCGCCATCCTGACGTGGTGTTCATGGACCGCCGGGAGGAAACGCACATGCTTTGCGACGGGCGAACCCTGGAAATCAAGCCGGACGTCGTCGGGGACTTCCGGAAGATGCCTTTCAACGACGGGGCGTTTCGCCTTGTGGTATTCGACCCTCCGCACTTGATTCACGCTGGGGAATCATCCTGGCTGGCCAAGAAGTACGGAAAACTGGACCAGAAAACCTGGAGGGAGGATTTGAAATCCGGCTTCCGGGAGTGTTTCCGGGTTTTGGAACCGGGCGGCATTCTGGTGTTCAAGTGGTGCGAGGATCAGGTTTCAACCGCGGAAGTTCTGAAACTGGCCAGCCATGAACCTTTGTTCGGACACCGCCGCGGGAAGACCGTCTTCCTGGTCTTTATGAAATCTACAACCCCCAACTGACGCTTTTTTGATATGCCAACACGATTGATCAGAGATGCTATTTTGACATCAGGGCGCGTCGCCTCTCTTTCGTGGGAGGCCGAGGTGTTCTACCGACGCTTGATGTCTGTGGCAGACGATTACGGCCTTTATGACGCCAGGACGCCCATTCTCCGTTCTGCGCTGTATCCTCTCCAACTCGACAAGATGAGCGAGTGCAATATTCAACGCTGCCTCTCCGCGTGTGAGGCCGCGGGGCTTATTCTGCTTTATTCTCACAATGAGAAGCCATACTTGATGATTCTGGGGTTCGACCAGCAGGGGAAGTCCATGCCCAAATGGCCGCTTCCGAACGGTTACGAAGTGCTGAAAGTTTCTGACAAGAAATACGAACTGCGGAAACTCGTAACAGGTCGTAACGATTCGCCTCAACCCGTTACTTATGCGAATGCGTATTCGGAGACGGAGACGAAGACGGATGCGAATGCGAAGAAATTACCTGTAAGCCGAGGCATAGAGCAGTTCCCGCGGGACGCGGAGGATGTGCGGCTTTTCATGGCGGCCCAGCTTATGGCTCCCAAGGGAGACGAGTTGAAACGGTGCGCAGAGTCGTTTTTTGATGATTTCAGCGCCCGTGGATGGCGGGACAGCAAGGGGATTCCTCTTGCCGATTGGAAGCCGGCAGCCCGGAAGTATGCCCGTTCCTGGGTCACGAATAATGCGCAGCGGGGACATCAAGGTTCGTCTGGGCGGAATGACGCCAATGCGGGAAGGAGGTACGAATGATGGATGATATTCAACGTTTGGCCGGGCAGGTTTCCGTGATGCCTTCCCAGGACGGGATTGTCCGCAGTTACAAGCCGGTACGGTACGATATGGGCGGGTTTGACGAGTCCGTTCACCCGGAGGTGCAGGCCATGCACCGGGAAGTGCAGTGGTTTATTAACGATATCGTTAATAAGGTTCGTCCGCGCCGCTGGCTGTCCCTGCTGGGGGCTTCCGGGGTGGGCAAGACGCATCTGGCGGAGGCTGCCAGGGATGCGCTGACTAAATCACGCCCCACGTTGCCCATTCAGCTTTGGAAGTGGCAGAAGGTGGTTTCCATGCTTCGTTCCGGGGATTGGGCGTTTATTGAATATTTGGTTAAAGAGGTGTACGTACTGATTCTGGATGATATTGGCGCGGAGAATACTTCCCCCGCTATTCTTTCCGCCCTGAACCGTGTTGTCGATGGGCGGCTGGGGAAATGGACGATGCTCACGTCTAACCTGCTGCCGGAGCATATCGGGGAACATCTGGATGCCCGGATTGCCTCACGACTCTACCGCGGCAATAACGTGGTGTGCCGGGTCAAGGATGCGCCGGATTATTGTTTTGAACGGTATATGAGAAGGGAGGAAGGGAGATGAAGCAGGAATATAAGAATCTATTGAGGAACATTATACACCGGAAGGTGAGTCCGTCGCAACTGCTTATTCTGATGGAAATCCGAGACCATCCGGGCAGGATGTCGCGGGAGATTGCCACTCGTTGCCATTTGGATCCCAGCAATGTGTCTCACCGGCTGGATTATCTGGTGCAGGCCGGCGACGTGATCAGAACCGGCACGCGGCCTTGCGTGTTTTATATCAGCAGGCAGGGGCGTGATTTTTTAGAGAGTCTTGAGGATTCAAAGCCAACAGGTTGATTGTCCCGGGCAAGAAGTATTGATTCTCACCAAATTGACGCGCTGAAAATCAGGAGGGTAAAATATTGGTATGAGAAGGAAGGATAACAAGACCAAAGTGACCGAGAAGAAGAAGGAGTTTGCGAGGCTTCTGGTTGCGGAAAAGTTGTCCAAGGCGGACGTCTATCGTAAGGCTTACAATCGCAAGGATATGAGTAATGACGCGGCCAGCAAGGCGGCATCCCGTTTGTCCAAAGATGGCGAAGTTTTGCGAATGATTGACGAATTGAATAAGCAACTGGATAAGTCTGCTGTGCTGACCAGGCAGCAGCGCATGGAATGGTTGTCCCGCGTGGTGACAACTCCCATCGGCAATGTTGATAGCGCATCCGATCTCTGTCAGGAGGTTTCCATGGACGAAACCGGAGCGAAATTTAAGATGCCCTCAAAAATCGCCGCTATTGCCGAGCTTAACAAGATGGATGGCGCATACACTCCTCAGAAGATGGAAGTGGATGCAGGAGAGAATTTTATAACTCTGCTGTCCTCCCTGCCTTTTGAGCCTCCCGTGAAGCAGGGATAAAAACATTGATTCTCGCCAACTTGCATTTCCCGTGTTTTGTGGCTCATGATTGAGCCATGTTAAATTTCCTGGGAATGACACGCCATTTGTCCACGACGGCAGGCTATGCCAAGCGCATAGGCTGGCTTTTGTTCGAGGATGTGACGCAATCTCCGTTCCCGGTAACAGGAGTTTCTTTCACAGGTGTGGTGAAAACGGAACAGGGAGATCTGCCTATTGCGATTGAACACGGCGAGCAAGAGCATTGTTTGGCGCTTACTATCCCTGCCCTGCCTGTTGGACGCTGGCCATATGCCGTCCACGCACAAGACGAGTCCGGAGAGGATTTGAGGCTGTTTTCCGGTTATATTGGAGCCGTGGATTCCGTGGCTCCTATTGAGTCGTCCACGGTGTACGATATTCCCGTAATGGGTATTACGATACCTATTGAGGCAAGTAAGACGATCAAGGCCCAGTGGCTGTCCAACACGGCCTCCATTATCGCGGCCCAACAGGCGCAACAGAATGCCAACACATCCTCCACCAATGCGGAAACGGCGAGCCAGGCAGCCAAGACGGCAACAGACGCGGCAGCCACCGCTGCAGGACGGGCCGAAGAGGCGGAAGGCTATGCAGGGTCTGCCTGGGCCTCTAAAAGGGCTGCCGCCGATTCCGCGTCCGCTGCCGGCACATCCGCAGCTAACGCAGCCCGTGACGCTAAGAGTGCCAATGACGCGAAAACGGATGTGGAGTCGTTGGCTACCACCTGGCCGGAAACGGTCAGCGACGGGAAGCAGCAGATTATTGAAGCCAGGAATGAGGCTGTTACTGCCATTCAGGACAAGCAAGCGGCGGCCGTGCTTGCCGTAGGTCGTGCCTCACAGACCGCGCAGCAGAATATAGCCAGCGCGCAAAGTACCGCTGTTCAAGCCGTCCAGACAGCACAGACGGAAGCGGTGGGAGCGGTTACACCACTTGTCCAGCGCGCCGAAACCGCCAAAGATGACATTGACCAGGCGGAGAGGCGTATCAATACGGCTGCCGATAATGCCGCAACTTCTGCCACCAGCGCAGCCAACGCCGCGACGGCGGCCCAGCAGGCCCTTGAGGCCATGCCGCAGGTGGACGCATCCGGCAACATGACGCTGGCCGGAGGTCTTACGGCGGCGGGGGC